CTGTATACGGATTTACAGGTGCGGCAAAAGGTATGTTACCATGTGTACAAATTGCTTCAACGGTAACTCTAAAAGGTCGGAGTATGATTGATGAAACAAAAGCGTATGTCGAAAAGAATTTCCCGGGATCAAAGGTAAGGTACGGTGACACGGATTCAGTTATGGTTGAATTTGATGTGGGAAACCGTACCGGAAAAGAAGCAATTGAATATAGTTGGGAAATAGGTGAACGTGCTGCGGAAGAGTGTACTAAACTCTTCAAAGCACCGAACAACCTTGAACTTGAAAAAGTATATTGCCCGTATTTCTTATATTCAAAGAAACGGTATGCGGCAAAACTTTGGACAAAGGGTAAAGATGGTAATATGAACATGGATTACATAGACGTCAAAGGACTTCAATTGGTACGAAGGGACAATACACCTCATATGCGTGAAGTATGTAAAGAACTTCTCGATGTTGTTTTAGAAAGTAGTGATACTGGACCACCTAAAGAACTCGCTTTACAAAGGGCTATTGAACTTATCGAAGGTGATGTACCTAACGAAAAACTAATTTTGAGTCAGGGTTTATCGGATTCGTATAAAGCAAAAGGGTTTACGGTTTCTATTAATAGTCCTGATATTAAGGATATTAATCAAGCTCATGTTCAAGTTGTACGAAAAATGCGTGAAAGACAACCGGGGTCTGAACCACAATCGGGTGATCGTGTACCTTATATTCTTCTCGATACGGGCGATCCTAAAGCAAAGGCGTTTGAAAAGTCAGAAGATCCAAAATACGTAAAAGACAATAATTTAAAAATCGATTATAATTATTATTTTATAAACAAGTTTCTAAACCCCGTATGTGATTTAATTGAACCACTCTTTGAAGACCCGAAAGAAGAGATATTTGGTGAACTTCTAACACGTGTGAAACCGAAACGGCGTCCAAAGAAAAAAGTAGAGGCTGAAATTGAAGGGCAGCCGAAAATAAGTGATATGTTCAAAACGCTTAAAAAATAGTGATGTATATAAGATATAATGTCGAAGAAGCAAAAAAAACATGATCTTATAGACGATATTAAACCAATTATACACAGACATAAAGAAGAAGAAAATTATTTAGCGCGATTAGATATGTGTATGATAATTTCTAAAGAATTATGTATTAGCTCAAGAGTATTATGTAATTTAATACCTAATGAATTGTCGAGTAAATTCTGTAAAGGGTTTAAGAAAGATGGTACACATTGCACCGCAAGATCTAAATATAATGGTATGTGTGGAAGTCACATTGATCAACCACATATTAGATCTCCTATAGAAATGGGTTCTAATAAAAGTAATGAAGGTATACGACATACACATAATTTATCAGAATGTATATTTAAACCTGGATGTCCGGCGTGTGAAGTATCAAGAAAGGGATTTAGAGAATTGCGTGGAATAATGTAATAATGAATAAATCAGCTATTCTACTAACATCAATCGACACGTTTTATAATAATCCCGAGAATAGAGCTACACTTTTAGAAATTCTAAATAAAACGGGTGGTATTTCTTTACGAAACCTTGAATGGTTTATTACAAATTACTCTAAGAAAAACAATTTATCGTATAAGACGAACGATGGTAAAATATTTAGTGTACATTGTGCATATAAATCAAGTTTAGATGGATATAGTAAAAAATTATTTGACCCATTTTGTCGTTCTTCTAAGATATCATATACTGTACCAGGTACATCCAATGAAATACATACGACTGTTGCACAGTTGAATTTCATAAGATGGTGTATAAAAAACAATATAATCGAGTACATTCACGATCATAAAAATGCACTTTTTTCTAAACAAGTATCATGACACCTTTTTCAAAAATGAATGTTTGATATCCTACATAATAGAGATGTAACGTATAATCACTAGTAAGTCCAGGTTCCATAGTTACATCTAAAACAGTTCTATTTGATTGTAACTGACTAAAATCCAACATTCCCGATGGTTCTACATTAATTGGATTCATCGAGAATGTATACGTGTAAATGTTTCGTAAAGGCCTCGATAAACGACTCGAAAATGGAACGACGTATTTGAAATATTTATGATCACTATCTTCTATATTTGGTATATCTTCACCGTTTACAAATATTTTAGCCTTTGACATTGGTGGGTTATAAAATTCATTATTTACAGAATACTCCACATTAGATGAAAAGTTATACCTATTTGCAAATACATTTGCGAGTAAAGTATCACCACCAGTGATTACATCTTCGTTTTCAAAAGCTTTCTGTCTAAAAAACCAGTTTATGGTTTTAACCGGTATATTTGGAACAAGTTCAAGTTTTGCATTTTTTACCCCAGTGGATATATCTAAAGTTGGGTGTTTTTTAACGATATCGGTAACGAGAACGTGTCTTTTATTTGCTATATAACTACGCTCACTTGGTTCGAGTGTTATCTCTTCAGTAACAATATCAAACTCACTCACTGATAATGCATCTGTTTCATTTGTAAAAAAGGATTGTTTATGAAATTCAAACTCAAATTGAAGTTTTTGTTTATGGATAGCACATATTGGAAAATAGGGGCGATTTGGTTTATTTGTTTCGTATTCATCACTTTCGTACTTACGCGAAAAGAGTAAAGGTATAGGAATATAAACACGCGATTTAGCTTGTGCTAGCACCTGATTACCAGATAATAAAGATGTATCTTCTGCATTATTTCTATTTAACGTGTACCTCTTTGTTCTTTTTTCGGATTCATCGAGATATAATTCATCGTATATAATTCCCCAATCACCATGGTATTTCTCAACCACCGTTTCATCGACACGCATGGTTACAGATTTTAAAATATGTCGTCCTATTTGATCCGTATAATAACTATCAGTTCCTGTTAAACGAGGTAATTCAAATGTTACGTACATATTTGCTAAGAGATCACCCATATTTCTCGGGTTATACATAACTTTTATAGTTTCACCAAAAGGCCAAGATGTTGAAGAACTACTTGGTTTATTAACGTTTAAACTTTTATGAAACTTTGTAAAATTAGCGTGTCTTTTAGGTTCATACTTAAAGATTGAATGAATAGGGTCATCTTCTAAAAGGTATGTATCTTGTTTACCAATTGCATTAAGTGATACTATAGAACCTGTATTTGGTCCAGATGTATCACACATACTTACTACTTATTGTTTATATATTTTTAAATCCCTTTTCCACATATCGATATGAGACATTTGTTGTAATGTATCAAGTTCTATTCTTGATTTTGACGTTTCCTCCCTGAGGTTTTGTACAGCTTCGTCCGTGTACTGATACGTTTTGATATTCAAGAGATATTCGTGTGAATTATCTATTTTATCAAATAATTTCCCCATTTCATGTTCGAGATCTGACCGTTTACGTTTGAAAATAATAAGTTTTTCGTGAATAACCATATCAATAAATTTCGACATATTTTCAAATTTTTTAGTTTTTTCTTTCAAGACACGTATAAGGTGTGCTTTTCTTTTTTTATACGTCTCTGACCGTATTTTAACAAAATCTGCGAGAATTTCTTCTGGACTTTCGTATTTATGAATACCCTTTGATGGATGAAATAAGTGCATATTTGATACATGAAATGTCTTCTGAAGTTTAAAATCTTTTATAATATCGTTACCCGTGTATCCTTCAATACTAAAATTAACATCATCAGTCGTACTGTTATTCACGTAATTCGTAATCTTTTTCTTTTCGATAAGGGTATCGAGATACTCTTTATAGTCTTGTGTCCAACGTCCCGGTGGAAGCTCGGTTACTAATACATTTTTACCTGAAGATTTCCATACACCCTCTGTTATCCACAACCCATCTTCATTACTAAACACACGACCCGTAAATTTATCGAACCATGGTTTCATGGGAATAACAGTTTCATTCTTGATTATACGTTCAATATTATGTTTAATATCGGACGGGTTAAACGGTGGTATATACGAACTAAATCCCGTACCTATACCTTCCGTCCCATTTACTAAAACGGTTGGTAATATAGGAACATAATAATCAGGTTCGATTTGTTTACCGTCGTCGTCGAGATAGTTTAATACTGGATCATCTTTGGGATCAAAAAGTATTCTCGCGTTTTTAGTCAATTTTGTAAATATATACCTCGTTTGACTCGCGTCTTTACCACCCATGAGACGTGTACCAAATTGACCACATGGTTCGAGTAAATTAATATTATTCGACCCCGTAAAATTATGTGCCAATTTTACAATTGTATCTGCCAAAGAGACTTCACCGTGGTGATACGATGTTTTTTCCGAAACGTATGCGGCTAATTGCGCAACCTTCATTTCAGATGTAAGATTCTTTGTGAAACACGCGTATAACACTTTTCTTTGGGATGGTTTTAAACCATCTGAAACGTGTGCAATCGACCTTTTCAAATCAGCAAGACTGAAATTTACAAGATCTTTATGAATAAAATCAGAAATACCGAGACGCTCAACGTTTCCATATGGTACTTCGAGTTCGGACGATTTCTTTTCTGTACTTTCAAGTAACCACGTTTTACGTAAGTCTGATTTTGTCTTGTCAAATGCAAGAACTATAGATTCATCCATTGAATTATCCGTATCAAATTGAACTGTAAGATCTTTTATTTTTTTAAAATATTCACGAGCCTCTGCAGACGTAGAGGTACCAAGACCCTTATAATATTTAATTTTCCACCCAGCTTTACCATTACCATACCATTGCCTAAACGTTGAGTCTGTATAAAACGATTTCGTTTCTGAACCCTTAGACGCTTTTATGATAGGTGTAACCATACTTACAACAAACTTGAGTTTAAGTAAACTCGGCCAGAAATAATGAATCATGTTAAGAATAAGCCCCTTGATATGACTTCCATCGTTATCTGCATCTGTCATGATCATAAGTCGTCCGTATCTGAGTTCGGAGAGTGATGTATATACCTTTCCTTGTTGAAGACCCAAAATCTTTTTAAGGTCATTAAACTCCTTATTTTCGGTAAGTTGTTTTACACTCGCGTCACGTACGTTCTTACATTTACCCCGAAGTGGAAAAACACCGTAATGATCACGACCAACAACCGAAAGACCAGCAATTGCAAGTGTTTTTGCAGAATCACCTTCGGTAACAATAAGAGTACACTTACCAGAGTGTGTAGTACCGGCCTTATTGGCATCATCGAGTTTTGGAATACCCGTTATTTTTGATTTACGAGACCCATCTGTTTTTTTCAATTCTTTCATTTCACGAAATTTCGATAATGCCATGAGTTCTGATTGAACGCTCGTTTTTAGAATATTCTTTATAAACGTTTTTGGTGGTTCAAACTTACTCCCAAAGTCCTGTGGCTTGAGTGTACACTCCGATTTAACCTGACTACTAAAACTTGGATTGACAAGTGTTGCTTTTACGAAAACAAAAAATGCATTCTTGACCTGTTGGGGACGAAGTTTTATCTTCTTTGCCATATCTTCAATAACACCGTTTGCGAGTATTCCAGAAACGTGGTCAACGTGTGAACCACCTTTTGTGGTACATATACCATTCACAAATGATACGTGTTCAAACCCATCATCTGAAGGTGCGATACACACTGACCATCTATCACTCGTAAATGTACATATCTCATCTGATTTTGTGTACATTTTTGCGTACGTATTGAATGTTGCTTTAGGTAATGCGTCACCTTGAAATTTCACTTTACAGTTTTGTGACGTACAAATATTCGCATCATACACTCGCTTTTCAAATATTTTGTATATAGAATCATCCATTTTTGACATACCAAATCGTTTCCAATCGGGAACGAAAGTAATAGAAACGCTCGACGTAGCATTCGAGTACTTTTTTATTTTGGGTGTACCACATGTTTTCATATTATCCGACCATTCTTGTGTATATGTACACTTGTTTTCTCCATCTTTAATTTTAACTGAAAATTTACTCGAATAAACATTCGTAAGTTTTGCACCGTATCCATTACGACCACCAACAACACGTTTTTGTGTATCGTCATAATTTGTACTCGTGAGTAAATGACCAAACGTTAATTCTGGATTCCATAAACCTTCTTTTTCGTGCATTTTAACCGCAATACCACCTAGAGGTCCATTATTTTCAATTGTTATTTCACCAGATATTTTATCGATAGAAACACTCATAGACGTTACATTTTTGGGGTACATAGAGTTTCGGTCGATCGCGTTTACTAAAATTTCGTCAAATATCTTTAAAAGTGCCGGTGAATACACGACCGTTTTCTTTTCAAATTGATCATTTTCATATATCCAATATGGTTCCGCTACACGTGAAACAGGTCCAACGTACGAATCCGGACGCTTTAAAATATGTTCCACGTGTGTGAGTTTTTGAATACTTTCACTCATTTATGTTGTATTGCGTCTTTTACTTAAGTATATTTTTAGTCCTTCGAACCAATGTAATAATTCATCCTTTGTTTTTGACTTGGGTTTTGAATATATATTTTTTATACGACCACACTCTCTGTTTCTAAGTGACACGGGTTGAATATTTTTGTAAGATGTTATATAACACGCATAACAGGTACGTTTTATATTCATATCAAAAAATTTTAGATATCCACCATTGTTAGTCATAAAAATAGGTTTTATTTTCTTATATTCGCGAAGAAGTATTCGTTCTTCTGTACTATTCGTGTGTATATGTGGTTCTAAAGGACATTCACATAAATAACACTCTTTTGTCCACTTAAGATACATTTAAAAACAAAAGGTTTTATCTTTTATATTACTCACCTAAAGTGAAGCTATACGTTCTTTTAAGTTTTATAAAGAACCACATCCTTTACTAACCTAAGTTATTTTAATTTTTAGTAAAAAATAAGATGTCGCAATACTTTCTACCGACCGTGATTCAAACGAATTTTAGTGATACTAAAAATGTACTCACTAAAAAACATCAATCAAATATTCAGACTTATGATGACTGCTTACGTGTATCTAAAACTTTAAAAACAAGTAAAAAAACACCAGAGGAAATGGCGAGAATTCTAGATAAAATGAGAAAAAAGAAATTGGAGTGTCAGAAAACAAAACCGATACAGGTCTTAGATTCTGCTCCTAAACAGGACGTTTCTGAATTCCGTAATATATGTAAAGCTTTTACATTAACAGGAAAAAAATGTACATTCAAAGCTGTGTGCGGGGACTACTGTAAAAAACATAGAATAGATGATCAAGTGTTAGGAACGAGACCAAAAATAAATATTCCTGTATTATAAAAGATGTTAGATCAAGAAACACTCAGACCCGTCATAATAGCTATGATACTTTATCTTGCAATTTCAAAAATCTTACCAGAAATACTCAAACAACCAACTAATATTAAATTTATTGACGATATTATTGCTATGCTTATTGCTCAAAGAGGTTCACTCACATCCGGTGTCATTTTGACCGGTGTTATCGTTTTCCTTACCAATTACATTAGTGATGAATTCTTGTAATACGTTTTCTTTACACGTCAACATACGAGTCCTCGGATGTTCCATATACCTTACTTTCTTGGTATATGCATCTTCCATAAACTCACGTAATTGTTTTTCATTTGGTTTTCCCCATTCCATACCTTCCTGATACAAAAAATCATCTTTTATGAGTTTTTGACGTTCACAATCTATCGTATACGGCGTTTTTATATATTCGGGTGCACCCCCATAATCCGTTATAATGACTGGTTTGTTTCGTAAAGCTGCTTCCACTGCACCCATACCTATACCTTCAGAACTTGAAAAACTTACATAACAATCACCCAGGGCGTGAATTTTTTCCATTTCTTCGTCGGGAATAAGACCGTTTATAATTTCAACGTTTGGTATTTTTAATTGAACGGGTTGTTTACACGTCGCTTTTATGAGAAGGCGTGAATCGGGTTTATTCATACGAACAAATGTTTCTATAATTTTATTAAAATTTTTCCTTGGATCGGTTATATTTCCAATATGATAAAATGTGTAGGGTCTATTATCAGGGACATGTGCATGTATAATGTAAAAGTTTGTTTCTGGAAACTGTTTTTTAAACACTTTTCGACAAAATTCACTCGGTACAGCGATTCTATCAAAAAGTTTAAACAGTTTACCGTAATCTTCGTGCACGGTTTCGGTTTCACATATAGTCATACATGTAACGTGTTTGATTTTACGTTTAATTTCAGGTATTTTATCTAACCAGTACGGTACAGGTAAAGCATAAATAAATGCACGTTCACATACTGGTATATCACCTTGAATTTCGATGTACCGACTCCCAGGAAAAAGACCCATATATTTTTTACATTGCTGACCTATTCCACTTAAAAGAGTTGGACCAATGAATAACATTTATTATAAAGATAATATTTCTTTTATATATATTACACAATGCCATTCAGACCAAAAGATCAACCATCACAATATGCTCCAGCTCCAGCTCCAGCTCCAGCCCCAGCACGAACTGTAAAACCGGACCCAGCTCCAGCTCCAGCTCCAGCTCCAGCTCCAGCTTCAGAACCAGCTCCAGAACCAAAAAAGACAGTCAAGCGTGTCGTTAAAAAGAAGGTTGCGGAATAGACGGTGTACTTTTATTTTTGATGAAAATAACACCACCAGTGATTAATGCTATAAATAGTATTAAATAACGTAACGGATACTTTTTCTTTTTTTCAGTTTCCATTTTTTCGATATCCTCCTTATCTGGAAGTTTTTTAACGTTTACGTTAAGATCTTCTATCTTCCCGATAAGTTTATGTAACGCCTCTAAAATCTGGAGTTCGCGATCCGTCGGTTTTTCTTTTGTGTCTATGGTTGTTATTTCTAATGTCATGTACCACTCTGAATCTGGTTGCATGAGTTTATAATCGTTATCACCTTGTGATTCATAAAGCTTAAAATTAAGTTTTTGAATAGATATAGGATTAAACAGATTTGTTTTTCGATTAAAACTACGCCACTGTTTATCCCTAAGAATAAAGCTATTACTTCCTGTAAAACTTCTTTCGAGTGGTATTCGAGCTAAAATCTGACCATTACGCTCATTTAATAATTGTCCTCTCTTAGGAATATCGTCGCAAACTATATCGACATATTTAGCAACGTTTGTATCCCCCGCATCATTTGCACCAACTTGTGTAACGTAAAAATCAACTGGTTTTATACCTACAACCTGAGAAATTTCTTCCACGTGTAAATTGGATTCAAGACTAAGATTTACGGAAAATGTATTATTGTTCCCGTTTACGAATTGAGAATCAATCATTATATACTGAACCTTTTTAGGTAAGTCCTGGAGTGAAACCATCTTGTATTTAGTATATAAAAAAATAAACATAAATAATAGCAGTAATGTTTTCGTTTTATTCGAGTGTCTGTAATTTATTATCACCTAGACAAAAACCCGAAACAAATATACAAAAACCTCCATCTATAAAAATGTGTGAGAATGACTATATTATATCTAAAAATGAAGCGAATGAAACAATCATTTTAGAGGTTCCTAGGAAACCTAAGTTTACATACTTCTAATGAAATATATAAAAAAATGAAATGGACGACTACATTGCCTTACACACGTACGACTATAAACTCTCGTTTTGTCAAGCGACAAACGAACTCCCGGGTGACATGCAAAGAGTCATATGGGAAAAACTTAATGCGTACGAATCACGTAATCTCGTGTGTCCGGGAGCCCCTCGACGAGACCCCAGAAATTCGAGATTCTCGAGAGAAAGACTTCAAACTTTGGTTAACCGGTGGAGAGAAAAGTGGGGCGAACCTACTTCGTGAACGTATGAATACATTGGCGCGTGAACAGCTTTATTTTGATGATTATGAAAGTAGTGAATACGATTCATATTCACTCATACTTTATAAACTTCTACTTGAAGATCTTACGTATCAAAGACGTGAACTACAATATTCTACAATCTTTGGTGATAAATGGAGAAAATCGTCTACAAATAAAATAGATTTAACCACTATTCAAATTAGTATACACGAAGTTGAACAGAGGTGTAATAATTTTAAAATAAAAGAACGAAAGTTTAAGAAAAAGTATTTTCAAGATGAAAACTATATTATTAAAGGTATAGATATAGAATAAATAAATTGTAATATGTTAAATATAATAAATCCGTACACTAAAACCATTAGAATATCGTGTCCCACTAAACGTAAAGAAGGTATAGCTGAATACGAACAAGTCAAGGCTAAAATCAAAAAGTCGACTTTACAATACGGTGTAGCTATTTCGACGTATAACTTCATTTTTCATACACCCATTGACGGTGTATCTGCTACTTTAGGGACAATTGCATCGTGTATTTATGTAGACTCGTTGTCATCATACGTCGATAATATTGAAAGAATACCCGTTTTGAATAAACGATTATTGTTACCGACGTGTCTCGCACTAGCCGAATCAACTTGGAATTCTAATGATTTACCATTTGATTTTAATATGGGGGCAACTTTATTTGGGTTTTTGGCGTATAAAATGGCATTTTATCAAATTGTGGCCGAAGAAATATTGATGTACAGTGAAGACCTAAGTGATATAGATCAATTATAATAAGTATACTATAAAAAAATGTCTTCTCTCATTTACGAACTTACAAAACAATCTGTCAGTCTTGAAAGACTTGACAAACTTGACGGCGTTCTTTCGAGTTTCCGAACCGATCAATTTTCAACTGGTACACCTTCTCAAGTATATGGTGTTAAACCGAAACACAATTTTCCAATTGAGTGTAACCCCAAAGAACTTGATCATATTGCGTATATTGGTATATCTGCATTCAACGATAAACTTCACTTAGTGGACTTTATGTATGAAGAGAAATATGAAGATGGTAGTCGAATGGGTATTATTGAACCATCGTTACGGATGTTGTCAAAAGATAAATTGGGTACTATGATTGCTCCACGACACGTCCCGGAAGAGTGGGTCGAGTTCTGGATGAATTACTTTAAAAAAGAATTTAACTGTCAAAAAACTTTATTACAATTTGTTGAAAAAAATAACCTTCACGGAAGTGTTGACTGGACGGAACTCTATAACTCGTTCCATGAAAATATGGACTTAAAACTTAGCAACTAATGTGTAATATAATACGATGAGCCTTACTTACGAACTCCTTAAAAACTGTACCACAATTGTCGAACTTTTCGATGTTAATGAACTTTTTTCCGAATTAGCCGGTGAAAAATGTAAAGTATATGGTTTACGCGCCGATTTTGGGTATCCTGCACACCTCATTCCTAAAAGTACGTATAATTATATTGCGTATATTGGTATTTCTAATAGAAAATTGGAAACATCGTATGGTCAAGCCCAATTTATTGAATTTTATTATGAACCTAACGATATTGGTATTTTGGAACACTTTTTTGATATGTACCTCGAAAGTGAAAAAGAGATTCTTAAAGAGTGTGGGTGTAAAGGTGACGAAGAATTTACCGTCGAACTTTTCCCGAGTAAAATTACTAAAAAGAACCTCATGTTTTGGAAATGGTATTTAGATGAACAGTATGGCGTTAACGATAAGATTTCTTTACGTGATTTCCTGGACGATTATGAAATTACGTACCAAATCGACCACGATCGATTATACGATTATTTACCCGAAAATATTGACGATTTAGATAATGAGAGTGAATACAATTCAGAATCTGAATCTGAACTCGAAGAAGGTGAAATAAGAACCTAAGTACGAGATTATAAAAATAATCAATAAAAATGCGTCCAAACTGTGTATACGAAAACTGTCTCTGTCGCCAAGGAAAAAACGGGTTTTGTGTAAAACACCGTGAAATTGGTGAAGCCGTAGAAGCCCTTTTACTTTTAAAAAAAAATAACAAACCTAAGTTGTAATGAAACAAAATAAAAAATTAATATATTAAAAATGGACGCTCTTACATCGTTAATGCAAACGCTCGACCTCAATTCTAAGATAATTTCTGAAGGTGATTATCTAAAATGTGTGATTCGATCAAAAAGATTCACGATTATATTAAATACGAAACGGATTCTGAAAGCGATGAAGAAGAAGAATTTAGAATTCGACGTGTTGATATACCCATACCTTTTTCCCCGATGCCCCGTCTTCCACCATTTGGGGATAATCTTGACGATCTTACGATATACGATACGGTAACACCTCCACAATCAAGACGCGGGGATTATGTACACCCCGACTTACCGGAGATACAAACACCACCACCTGTTCCGGAACCATTACGCGATTATGAACTCGAAGATGAGCTTATGGAAGTAAATAGACTAATCCACGAAACGTTTAAAAAAATGGAAAAACTAAAACATAGACGAAACGTGACGAACTTTGTTCGACAAGAAGCTGTGAAACGACGCGCACGGGAACTCGGTATTCGATTACCTCGATATACGGTTGGTTCACTTTTAGATTCAGGACACGACGTTGGTAATGTGCGTATGTTTTTCAGGGATTACCTGGAAGACTATAACGATGATATTGATAGACAACACGAAGAATTATCCGAGACGTTAAAAGAACTCGAATATGATAAAACAGCTATAATAGATGAACTTATAAACTTTTAATTAAATATCATTTTACACCACTTTTCGTTAATGTTTCCGAAAGGCGAATACTCAAACAATAAATGTATTAACGCCCCTGAAATAATTAGAGCGCCTGTACCTTTATAGATATATTTTGTAAGACCCATAAACAAAACTTGTAACATGAGACCTATGAAGAGAGCTTCCATCAGGACGGTGGTAAACTGTCGCATTTTTTTATATTACTATACTATATAAAAAAAATGGATTACCAAGGAATTGGAATGTTATCAGCCGTCGTCGCCATGATGGCCATCTTCATCTACGTACTTATGAGTAGATCTAAAGCTTCGAATACGAATGCAAATCTCGTACCAGAAATTGAAATGAAAGAAGAATAAACTAAACTAATTTAAAAATAATATCTCGTGATATATAAAATGATACTCGTATTAGCTATCATTCTATTTATCATATTTTTGATTTATAGTATAAAACCCAGCAAGAGTGAAGAGTATACACTCGAGGGTCTTAAACTTTCATGGGCGAATAAGGCAAGTATCGAAGGGATTGTTACGAAATGGATCGTTACTCTGAAAGATTCTTCGGGGAGTGTGATTCACTCGTACGAAAATAGTGATGCGGGTAACCTTAAAGACTTTACGGATGTGACCATGAACATAGTAGATAAAAAAGAGTTCGATGAAAAGATTATAGGTGATAATACACTCGAGTTATACTATAACGAAACTAAAGACAGTAATAAATTGTATACAAAAACAGTAACTTTTACACGAGACGATTTTGGAATGTCATTAGATACGAGTAATCTTGAAGAAATTGATGTACCCGAACCTGAAACTTTTACATACGAACTTATCATGAACAAAAAGAATGCTTCTTTAGGAATACACATTGAGTATATAAAACTCGATGGTGTTTTAGCAACAAAGGCACAAACGACTATACACAAAAATCCTAATAGAAACAATAAACCCGATAATATGTTTAGTATTGGAAGTGGTACAGAAAATTACGCGTCGTGGAACGCGAATGGTCACAATGAAGGCGATAAGATATTTACCATTGTATCCGATAAACAAATCGAAAAAATAGATATAGCATACACACGACCTCGATATGCGCCCGGTTGGATAATAAAAGAAAATG